GGGCACTTGCGCGCCCCGCTGCGCTATGGTGACCACACCGGACGAAAAGTAGCATATCACCGTATGGCGAAATGCTGCCACCTGTTGCTGAGGGCTGTTCACCAAACTGCCATCAGCAATCCACGTCAGGTTCAGTGAACAACCGGTATTGTTCACAATGACGTTCGCGAAAGGCACAGTGCCAGACGTGACCCAGGTGCCCGGAGCAGCAACGGTTGTGTACTCCGGAAACAAAAGCATCTGGGTCATATTGGTCGTGGCGTACGCGGTCACCTGCACATTGACCAAGTAAGCGTAGTTGGCCTTCAAAGTGAACACACCAGCGGCGTACAAAAGTCCCAACTTGTCGACCTGCCCATCTGGCACTGAACCATCAGCGCCAGCATAGTAGTCCACAAAATTGGTCAGAACGGTCGGGACGTTATTCGCCGGAGTCTGATTCGCGTTCGTCCAACGGAACAAACCCATCAGATTCGGCTCACTGGGAGGAACTGGAATGCGCGGGTTGGTCAGCTCGATGGTGTAGCGTACACGCAACTCTCCAACGGCAGTACTCCCGTTACCCGGCGCAAGTCCGGTGGTCATGACAAAAAGACGCCCCATGTCGTACATCTTCTGGTCAGTGCCTGGCACAACACCAGTTCGCGTGAACTTGGTGCCAGGGGTCAGACGCTTTGGGTCCAAAGTCAATACCATATTCTCATACGGCATGCCATCAACATGTGGATCAATGGACTCCATCTGCTGGGGCGTCTGTGGGCTGGCCTCAGTGGCGTCATAGTTCACAGCGAGAATCACCTTGCCTGCCGTTCCCGCTCCGGAGAATGCGGAAACCAAAGGTCGATAGTAAAACTCCATAGAGACGCACCTGTACTGCTCATATTGGACAGCAACGGCCTGACCCCACTTCGCAAAACCTTGCGAGGAGGGATCCAAAGCAGGTTGGAGTTGCACAACGACTACTCCAGTTTGAGACGCGACGGACGGGCTCGGAAGATCAGGAAGCGTCACGATATTCTGGACGAACTCGTCCTCGTGGATACGCTGGTTCCGCAACCCTGGCTGCTCTCGCGCGTTGCGATAAGCATTGGGTGCCTCAGAAAGGGCAGCGGCGACACCAGGTCGCAGCTTAGGAGCTTTCTCCTTCTTGCCCTTCTGCTTTGGGTGGTTCACACGTCCAATGATAGCAGACTGTGCCTTCGCAGCTGCTTTCTTGTCGTGTAAAGACTGCGCCTTGCGCGCAGCCTTGCTCTCGGCCTTGGTCATAGGGCCATACATGGTCAAAAGATATAAAATCAATTTCGAAACGCGGTTGATG